GATTGTGATTGCCATGACTGCTGTATTTTCTATTGATGTTAAACCAACTGCCAGTCATATTGGCATAGCCTTCCATTCCTATATCTTTAATGGCTTCAACAACACTCGCCATTACAAAGTTTTTAAGGTCCAAGCACTCATCATAATCTAAAATATTGTTTATAGGTCCGTAACTGGTATATCCTTCTTTGGTGTATTTTATATTGTTATTAGGATTTTTCTTTTCAATTTCCTTAAACATAGGAACAATTTTTTCTTTGAAATCATTTGCTTTATCAAATTCAAACTGCCAAATAGGCACAGGAAATATTTCGTGTCGGATCATTAACTTAATGTACCCACTAACCAAAGGGTAACAAATATTGTTATCACTATTGTTTCATAACCCATTATTCGTGTTCTCCTCCTGGATCGTTAGGATCAAATTTAACTCTTGTTCCATCATAACCTATCATACCACCTCTTGCTCTGCCTTCTGAATGATAACCATTAAATTTGTAATCGATATATTTTTTACTGGCTCCATGGAATTGTTTGAATGTATAGTATGACGCAAATATTATTGCCACGTGACCACCAAACCATCCTAACCAAATATCAACCCTTGTCATCCCCCATATATAAATCGTAAAGGCAGTGGACCAAATAAAACTTAATGTAAGAAGTAATTGTAATCTCACTGTTTTGGGTAATGCTCTAAGGTCATTTTTAGAATCGTCAAACAGAACCGTGGCAACATCTATTGCCCAATTACGTAGTCTATTACACCACCCACACTTACTATAACTGTAACTCATGTTATCTAAAAAATTTCTTGAACTTGTCGATACTGCTTGATAGCGGTCCATACACCCTTTCTATAAAATCAATGTGTTTGGTAAGACGCTTGTCCAAATCATCTAGTTTATCGTTCAGTTGTTTCATTTCTTTTAAGAAAACTTTCTTATTGTCTGCCATTGCTTTCTTTATTATGTCTATTTCTTTAGTCATCTTTTACTCTTTTAATCATTGTTGCTTTTCTAGGCCACAACTGATTCTGTATATGTTCTTCATCAAAACCCTGCATTCGTTTCAGTTTGCCATTCACTTTTACACTGAACATATATGGAGGACCATTCCAGGGAGTTAGTTTCATATTTTCATATCCTTCTGCTATCACTTTAGATTTTCTCGCCAATTTCAAATCCTCTGAATCTCATAAATCTCGGAAATCTCAATGAGTATTCTGTTTCACTGTCTTGGTTTTTTGTGACAGCATCTGCTCTCACTTCTACAATCTGTCCAATCAATTCATCTTTGTGTTGCCAAAACTTATCTCTATTGTCATCACTCAATCCAGAACCAACATTAGTTTTAATCATTTTACCATCATCTTCACCTTCACAGATTAACGCACCCAATTTACCAACATTTCTTCCTGTGCCTTCTTCTGTTGCTTTCACTGTCAAACTGACTTCAATAAATGGTTTCAATTTCAACCAAGCATGACTTCTTTTACATTCATAAGGAGCATTGATATCTTTAATCATAATACCCTCATATCCTCCCTCTACGGCCCTTTTATTCACCTCTGTATAAGTCGTTTGCCCTTCGGGTGTGTCTAAGTTCACAATTTCATGGTCCAGCACTGTAACGGCGTCTAAATGGGTCTTGTGTTGTTCATACCATGCTTTTAACATCTGCGTTCTCAAAGTTTGTGTCTTATCCCAAACACCTTTTTTGAAATCTTCTAATGGTAAGAAATCAAACAAATGAAGCACTGCGTCTTTGGCATTGCCTCCTTCTTTTCTGTGCACCTGTTTCATAAGGTCTTGAAAGTTCTCACTCATTACCTCACCATCTAAAACCACAGGATATGGTGGAGGACTATTTTTTACAACTGCTGATATTTGTTCTTGTATGTGTCCAAAGTTTGTAAACTCTTTACCATTTCTGCTGAACATATCAACTTTGCCGTCTGGATACACAATGGTAACCACTCTAACACCGTCCAGTTTAACTTCTAACATCTTCTCGCCCACCAACTTCTTTTCATGGTTTGTACTGTCATGGGCAAGTTGGCAAGTAAACACGGGCACCATGTACTTGCCATACTTGTTCTTTTTAGCCACAGAGTTCACAGTTTTTTCTGAAACTCCGCATCTTAAATCTTTAATCAATATTCTTCTATAAAAGCCATTCCATTGTTCTGCTGTCGCTGAACTCATCACAAGGTTAATGGCATCTCTTGCCGCGTGACCTGTTAATTCTCTTGCGTGTAATTTTTCAGCAAGGTCTTTAAACACTTCCCATTTACAACCTTGTGCAGAAATAACATCATCTTTGGTTGGCACTTGCTTGACTCCAAATGTGTATAGTTTGTCCAAACACATTCTTAATCCATCAAAGAATTCATCCAATCCTTCATTCATTGCTTCTAACAATATCTTCTCTTTTGCTAATCTACTATTGTCTGCTTCTAGTTTAGCAATAACTTCTTGTGGTTGTGTTCTCATATCAATTTCACCAAAATGTATATTTGTAGACACAACACCGCAATAGGAACGATTGTTCTAATCAATTCCATTGTGTGGTTGTACTCGTCCAATTTTCTTTCCAATTTATTTCTTTTTGCTTTTTTCATTGTACTAATTTTATTATCTTTTACCATAATTGTCAATCTCCTATACTGGTTTTAGCACGGTGCTTTTAGCCATATCTTTCCAATTTTCTGGAAATGCTTTTGCCAAATCAGCAATTTTAAGCACAGTTCTCAAACTTATTTCTCTTAATTGTCTTTTATACTCATCAATGAAAGCAACAATGGATTGTTCAGTTTCATTTGGTAAAGCATATGACTTTAACATACCATCAGTAACGATTTGTTTGATTCTCAAAATCTTCTCTCTAATAGTATCAATTGTTAAATCTATATAATGACATCTAGATTCTAATGCTTCTAAATGGTCTCTTAACTTTTTACTTTTAACATTGTCAAATTTAATGTTTGTGATAAAAATTACAGAACCAGCAAATTCAAAAGTATCAGGCACACCCTCTCTTCTTAACATATGGGAGTCTGTGTTCCAACAAATTTTTCTAGTCTTCTTAGAATCCAATGCCGCCTTAAGTATGTTCAAACTTAAATCGTCTAGTAAAATACTATCACAGTCATCAAATACCAATACATTATCAGCATCTGAAAAGTTGTATAATTTACAATACAAGCCTATTGGTGACATAGCACCTTTTACAACTTCATATTTGGGTCTAGTATTACCTAGTGTACTCACAACTCCATATCTGTCAAGCACTTGCTCAACTCCATAACTTTTACCAACGCCTGGAGGTCCTGATACAATCATCGCTCTCACGTCACCTTTTTTACAAGCCTTTGTCATGCTGTCTAGTATGTTGAATCTTTTTCTCATTCTCTCAACTGTCTCAGCATCTGACTCCTCTTTAGGTTGTTCAGGAGCAGAATCTCTCAATTGATTCTCGTTCTCAACATTTATTCTGATTTGTTTTTTAGTAGCACCTGGAAACTTTTCCAAGTCATCTATTTTCACTGTAATGAATCCACCTTCTTTGTGTGGATGTGGTTGATAACCTTTTACAACTTGGAATGTTTGATTTTCTACAGTTTTGTTTCTGTAAGTGCCTTCTAGTAAGTATATTGTGTTTTTCATTTGTGCCCTTTTTGTTGCCTTAATTAATTTGCCTTATTTTATTATTATAGTTTCTGATAACCAAAAAGTCAAGCATTAATCTGCTCGACTTTCACTGATTACATTTAAACCATATTGTTCTTCTAATACCTTAGCAAAGGCATCACAAGCCTTTTCTTTGATATCCAAAGATTGACAGTGTCTCCATTTATGGTTCTCTGGCATAATATCGTAGTAGGATACTCTCCAACCACCTCTATAACCATTGCTACCAATACCTTGTTTCTTTAACCAACCAACAAATTTACCTTGTGCTGGTCTGATTGTGATGTTAGCAAATCCACAATACATAGGTTCTTCTTTACCTTCCATATATGTGTCAACGGCATCAACAGCCGCCTCTTTGGCTATACCCCACATCTTCATTGGTTCTACTTTTGCGTTTACAAATTTAACCACTTGCTTTACATCTTCTTTTATCATGTTGTTTTTCCTTTTGTTAAGTTTATTAAAGTGTTGATACATTTTGTTCAATTGTTTTTCTATTAATTCGCTCATTAAACTAACAATCTTTTTTGACCGTCCATATAACAAGCACCAGTCCATTTTACAACGTACTCGCCAAAAATGTTACCTCTTGGAGCATTCAAAGCCGGTAATGCCCAACTTGCCGCTTTTAGGATATCACCTTTTTTAAACTCTACACCTTTAGAAGTTGTGAAGTCTTTACTTGCTATGAATGAATGTACTGAATTACTAGTACCTAACTTTGTCATCACTTTGATGTATTTCTTGCCTGGTTTTACTGTGATATTTTCACAGAACTCTTTAACCATGTTATCTCTAACAGTTCTTTCTGTTGCTGTTTTTGGATTGCTCCAACCAACATAGTCTTTTTTAATGTTTTCAATGTAATTGTCTATTTGTGTTTTCATTTGTGCCTCTTTGTTTGTTGTTATAGTATTATTATACAGCCAGAACTACCAAAAAGTCAACCAAAAAGATAGGTCAAAAACGTCAAGGTTTATGCGGGTTTTTTAATCGTTGAATGCTTTTGCTTTGGGATCACTGCTGAATTTACGCCATAATTTGTGTAAAACATAGAACCAAACACCATTTATCATAGGCTCTACTATGGCATCAATTGCCGCCAAACTGAACT